AGGGAGGTATGGCGCCTATCAACGGGAGAAGAAGCTCCAAGGAAATCGCTTAATCCAACCTCTAGATTTGGAAAGTTTCTTTCTGATCTATTTGAGGCGTTTGAGATTGACGGAGACCCTAGATCAGCTTTCCGAGCTTGGTCCCGGCTGGAGTAGTTTGGCTGACGTACACACTTCCGCCCGAAAAAGGTGGCCAAGTGTGCACGACTTGAGGCGTCCGGTGTGAATATTGGGTTGCATCCGAACGCACGGGTGCCCCATGTCCGAAGTCTTCCTCTCCGTCCAAGACCTCGCTGATCGCTACCGCGTCAACCGCACGACCGTCTGGCGATGGTGCCAGACCCGCGGCTTCCCGGCTCCGGTCAAGCTGAGCCCCGGATGCGCCCGATGGCGCCTGTCGGGGGTCGAGGCATGGGAAGCGGATCGCAAGGGGGAGGCGGCATGATCGTCCGCCGCGTCCCCATCTCGACGGCCGCGCCCTTCGACTTGCCGGCCGTGAAGGCTCATCTGCGGATCGACAGGCCCGATGACGACGAAGCGCTGGAATCCACGGCGCGGGCGGTTGTGGCCGAGCTGGAGGGCTACGCGCAGCTCGCGCTGCTTGACCAGTCGATCACCGTCAGCCTGCCCGCGTGGCCGAGCCTGGATGACTGGCCCCTGCCGGTCGCCCCGCTGCTCGACCCCGCCAGCCTCTCCGTCACGATCGCCGGGACGCCTTTCGCGGAGTTCGGCGCCGTGCCGGGCCTGCGCCCGGCCCTCTACCCGACCGGCATCGTTCCCGAGGGCCGCGTGGTGATCGGCTACACGGCCGGCTTCGGCCCGTCCTGGGCTGACATCCCCGCCGACCTGCGCCTTGCGATCCTCGATCAGGTCGCGGCCGCCTACGACTGGCGCGGCAACCCGGAGATGAAGGGCACCGGCCTGTCGCCCCACACGGCGCGGATCGCCGCCCGGTACCGGAGGGTGTTGGCGTGAACAGGTACGACTGGCTCCGCGCCGTCCTTCAGTCGGAGGTCGGTGCGCCGGCCAAGGCGGTCGCAAGCGCTCTGGCGGTGCAGTTCGCCAACGATGAGACCGGCCAGGTCAACCCGTCGCAGGAGACGCTGGCCGACTACCTGAAGGTGCATCGCGACACGATCAAGCGGGCGGTCCGCGAGCTGCGGAATGCCGGCTGGCTGTTCGCGAGCGAGGGCCGCGGAAGCGGAAACCGGACGTTCTATCGGCTGCTGTCGCCGGGCAAGGTCGTGCCCTTTGCGGTGCCGAGAAAGGGTGCAGAAGTGCCCCCGGAAAAGGGTGCAAATCTGCCCCTTCACGCCGAAGAAAAGGGTGCAAATCTGCCCCGGAAAGGGTGCAAATCTGCCCCTTCCAATAAGGAGGAACAGGCCTTTGAACAGGAAGGGCGCGCGAGCGACCCGCGCCGCTGCCCGGTCGAGCGCCTTGCCGAGGTCAAGCCCGGCTCGCATCGGGAGGCCGAGTGGAACGCGTGGCTGACCGCTCGCGGCTGGCCGACCGTGGCCGACCTCGGGATGCGCCTGAACGGCGGATGGGCGATGCCCTACACGATGCCGCCGAGTGACCAATACGGCATCGAGGAGCGGGCAACGGAGCGCTTCGTCAACTGGGCAACGGCCCGGATGATCGAGCGTCGCGAGGCCAGCGCATGAGCGCGCTCGGCGATCTCTTCCCGGTCGGCATGGCGCAGAATGGTCCCAATGCCGGAACTTCCCGCTTCCGGGGGGACCGCACCCAAGAGTTTTCGCTTTTCGCGCCGGGCGGGGAGGCGAGCCCGGCCGCGGCGGCGGTCGGGTTCATGGAAGCCTTGCGGGTTCCCGAGGGGCCGAGTGCCGGCAAGCCGGTCGTTCTGGCGCCCTTTCAGCGCCGGTTCATCGAAGGTGCGCTTGCCCCGGACCTTGCCGCGGCGGTCCTGTCCATCGGGCGCGGCAACGGCAAGAGCGCGATCACGGCCGGCCTCGGGCTCGGCGGCCTTGTCGGCGTCTGGGACCGCCAGCCCCGCCGCGAGATCGTCGCCGCGGCCCGGACCCGGGACCAGGGGCGCATCATCTGGGACTTCGTGGCGGGCTTCGCGGCCTCCCTGCCGCCCGAAATCCAGCGCCGGTTCATCTACCGCCGGGCGCCCCGGCTGGAGATCGAGTACGAGGGCGACGGCGGCGGGCATGTCCTGCGGGTGATCGCCGCGGACGGCAAGTCGGCCCTTGGCGGCGCGCCGACCATGGCGATCCTGGACGAGCGCGGGCACTGGGCCGTGGACCGGGGCGACGAGCTGGAACATGCGCTGCTGTCCGGCCTCGGCAAGCGGGGCGGCCGGGCCTTCCTGATCTCGACCTCGGCCTCGGACGACACGCACCCGTTCTCGCGCTGGATCGACGACCCCGCGCCGGGAACCTTCGTGCAGGAACATCGCCCCGCCCCGGGCCTGCCGGCCGATGACCCCGAAAGCCTGCTGATCGCCAATCCCGGCGCCCCCCACGGCATCGGCGCGTCGATCGAATGGCTTGAGGCGCAGGCGAAGCGCGCGATCGCGCGGGGCGGATCGAGCCTCACGAGCTTCCGCCTCTACAACCGCAACGAACGCGTCTCGGGCGAGACCCGCGACCTTCTGATCACGCTCGACGAATGGCTCGCCTGCGAGACTGACGCCCTGCCGCCGCGCGAAGGCGGCGTTGTGATCGGGATCGACCTCGGCGGCTCGGCCTCGATGACCGCGGCCGCCTTCTACTGGCCGGCGACCGGCCGCCTTGAATGCCTCGGCACGTTCCCCTCGCAGCCCTCGCTGCTGGACCGTGGCCAGGCGGACGGGGTGGCCGGCCGCTACGTCGAGATGCGCGAGCGGGGCGAGCTGGCGACCCTCGGCGACAAGACGGTGCCTGTCGCGCCGTGGCTTGTGGAGGTGGTCCGCCACGTCGAGGGCGAGCAGGTGATCGCGATCACGGCCGACCGCTACAAGCAGGCCGAGTTGGGCGAAGCGCTGGCCCGCGCCGGCATCCGGGCGCCGGTCGTCTGGCGCGGTCAAGGCTTCCGTGACGGCGGGGAAGACTGCGAGCGGTTCCGCCGCGCCGCCTTCGACGGGCAGGTGAAGGCACGCCCGTCGCTTCTGCTGCGCTCGGCCTTCGCGGATGCCGTGACGATCCGTGACCCGGCGAACAACCTGAAGCTCGCCAAGGCCCGCTCGACCGGGCGGATCGACGCCGCGGCGGCCTCGGTCCTTGCCGTCGCCCAAGGCGCGCGGATCGCGGCGCAACCCTCTCAGCGGGCGAGGATCGTATGGGCATGAATGCGGGCAACCTGGACCGCCGGGTGCAGTTTCAGCGGGCCGTTCTGGTGGACGGCGGGCTGAGCATGGTCGCGCAATGGGCCAATCACGGCGGGCCGGTCGCGGCGGCGAAGCGCGACATCAGCGATGCAGAGCGGTGGCGGGCCGGTGAAGTGCAGGCGACCGTCACAACCCGGTTCACGATCCGCTGGAGTGCCTTTGCCGCGGACCTGACCCCGGCCGACCGGCTGATCCACGAAGGCCGGACCTTCGATATCGCCGGTATCAAGGAAGTGCCGGACGGCCGCCGGCGCTTTCTGGAGATCACGGCTGCCGCGAGGGCCGACCTGTGAGCCTTCGCAAGACCCATCATCGCCATTCCAAGCGCGTCACCCGCACTCAGCGGTGGAAGGTGCTGCGCATGGCGATCCTGGAGCGCGATGGCTTCCGCTGCCGGGCTTGCGGCTGCCGCGGGCGCCTCGAAGTGGACCATGTGAAGCCGGTCAGGACGCACCCGGACCTCGCCTATGCGCCGGGCAACCTGCAAGCGCTCTGCCCGAGCTGCCACACGAAGAAGACGCGGATCGAGTGCGGGCATCCCCCGCCCCGAGAAGACCGCCAGGACTGGCGGGAAGCAGTCGAGGCGCTGGAGCGCCCCGGCAAACGAGGCATCATACAGGAGATCGACGATGCTTGAGTCTGTGAAGATCGCCCGTCGCCAGTCGGAAATCCGACAGGCGCTGGCGGAGCTGGCCGGCAAGGACAAGCCGACCGAAGACGAAACCCGGAAGATGGACGAGATGGACCGCGAGTATCGGTCCAACGAAACGCGCTACCGGGCGTCCCTGATCGCCGAGGATACCGAGAGGCGCGACGCCAAGGACGAGCTGGAAACCCGCTCGGCGCAGGAATGGGCCGACCTGATGGCAGGGTTCGAGCTGCGCCAGGTCGCGCTGCACCTGGACGAGGGGCGCCTCATCGACGGCAAGACGGCCGAGATCGTGACCGAGCTGCGCGCGCAGGGCGGCTATCGCGGCGTCCCGGTGCCGTGGCAGGCGCTCGAAACCCGGAACACTGTCGCGGCCGGCACTCCGAACCCGGTCCAGACGCGCCCGATCATCGACCGGCTGTTCCCCGACAGCGTGGCGGCCCGGATGGGCGCGCAGATGATCGCCATCGACGCGGGCGCGGTGGAATGGCCGGTGACGACCTCGGCCGTCTCGGCGGGCTGGGCGGACGGCGAGGCGGCGAACGTCGCCGGGCCGACGCAGTTCACCACGGCCGACAAGGCGCTGAGCCCCGACCACAACCTCGGCGTCCAGATGCGGATCACCCGCAAGGCGCTGAAGCAGTCGGGCGCGGCGCTGGAAGATGCGATCCGCCGGGACATGCAAGGGGCGATGGGCGCGGCGATGGATGCCGCCACGTTCCTCGGCACCGGGGCCAACGGCCAGCCGCTCGGCATCATCCCCGGTGCGGCGACCTACGGGATCACGGCGACCGCGGTCGGCGAGTCGGCGCACTGGGCGGCGTTCCGGTCTGCTGTGACGCGGTTCATGGTCGCTTCGGCGGCGGGATCGCCCTCGGGCGTCCGCGCGCTGATCCGGCCGGAGCTCTGGGACTTCCTGGACGATAGCATCTGGGATCCCGGCTCTGGCCTGACCGAGTGGGATCGCCTGACGGCGAACATCCCGGCTGCCAACATCGCCATGTCGCCGAATGCACTGGCGGCTCCGGCGGGCAGCCCGCTGGCGGTGTCGGCGGTCCTGACGACGACAGCGGGCGGCGTCGCCCCCATCTTCGTCGGCGCCTGGGGCGCGGTGGACATGATCCGCGACCCCTTCACCGATGCGCAGTCGGGCGGGCTTCGGATCACGGCGCTTGCCACGATGGACGTGACGGTTGCGCGGCCCAAGCAGCTCGAAATCCTCACCGGCCTGGAGCTGGCCTAGGATGCTCTGGGGCGCGCATCAGGGCAGCCTTGAGCTGCGGCAGGAAGGCGGGGAAACCCGCCTTCGGGCCACCTTCCCCTACGGCCGCCCGGCGCTGTTGTCGGACGGACGGCAGGGCGGACGGCCGCGGAAGGAAGTGGTCGCGCCCCGGGCCTTTGCCGAGCGGATCGAGGCGGGCGAGGATATCCACTTCCTCGCCGGGCATGACTTCGACAAGCCGCTTGCCTCGCGCGCGGCCGGAACGCTCGCGCTGCGCGAGACGGACGCGGCCCTGGAGATCGAGGCGCGGATCGCCCCGGGCATGGTGCGGGTGAGCTATGTCGCAGACTTCCTTGCCGCCCATGCCGCCGGCCTGATCCGGGGGCTTTCGCCGGGCTTCCGGGTGCGACCGGGCGGAGAGACGGTCGAGGAAGACGGCGATGCGATCCTGCGCACGATCCGCGCGGCCGACCTGATCGAGATCAGCGCCGTCACCCGGCCGGCTTACCCCGAGGCGCAGATCGAGGCGCGCAACTGGGCCACGTCGCCCGAGGCGCGCCGTGCCAGTGACTATTGCACCAACATCATGCGCTGGAGGTGAACCGATGTTCGGATGGCTGATGAACCGGCTGCGCCCGGCCGAAACCCGCGCCTCGGGCGGCTACACGGCGCAGATCATGGCAGCGCGGGAGTCCTATATCTCGGGGCGCCGCGGCGTGGCCGAGCTGACCGCGACCGTGCAGGGCTGCGTCTCTCTTTGGGAATCGGCCTTCGCGCTGGCGGACGTGCAGGGCGCGCCATACCTCACCCGCGCGACGATGGCGATGATCGCCCGCTCGGCCGCCCTCAGCGGCGAAGCGGTGTTCCTGATCGGCGACATGGGCCTTGTCCCGGTCGTGGACTGGGACGTGACCACCCGCGACGGGCAACCCCGCGCCTACCGGCTGTCCCTGCCGGAGGCGGGCGGCGGGCGGTCTGTGACGGCTCTTGCGGCCGAGGTGCTGCATCT